AAAAAAAGAGCTTCTAAAATATACTCTGATTATTATACAAAAGGTACTGATGACCTTAGGAAAGCTCAATCTGAAATAATCAGAAAATCTAAAGATGATGCTAATAAAGCGTATGACGATGTACAGGACAGAGTTTTGGAAAAACACAATCATGAGCTGACAGACCGTCAAGCTATCAAACTTTTTAATGTTATCGACGAGGCGTATGATTTACAACTATCATCCAGCAAAGTAAAGTATACTGCTGATTTCGTTAAAAATAATGAAAATTTTCAACAGGCTTTGAAAATAGCAAAAACATATAGAATGGATGAGTGGGATAAACTTGCAAGTAGTACGAAAAAACAATTAGAAACTTATTCTAATACTAATGTAAACGTCGATGTAGTATCAGAGGTTATGAAGAAGCACTACTAAAACATTCAAAATGGCATACTAAATAAGGAGGGGTTATAGTAATGTGAATAATATATTAATCCACCATGGTGTTAAAGGTCAACGTTGGGGCGTTAGAAGATATCAATACGCCGATGGAAGTTTGACACCTATGGGTAGAAAGCGTATGAACGCTAACGATAACGACAATAGAACAGTTTCCAAAGTAAACAAGTTTACAAAAAAGATACCATATATACTTAATGGCCAACAGAGAACTGATATTGTACTGAAAAAAAATACCGAATTTTCAAGAATACAAAAAACGCCAGAATTCGAACAATTTGCATTTTATGCTACACATATCAAAGACGACCAAAATAAGTATCTTGGATTATTTGGAGATAATCTTATTAGAAGGTCTAAGTATGACCCCGATGCATATAATGAAGATGGTACTAAAAAAGATGTAAAAGTTTATCAGGTTAAGATAACCGCCACCAAAAAGCTAAAGATGCCAAGCGATGAAAACGCTAGTGATATTACTAATAAACTTTTAAATGATAATGAGTTTAAAAACGATTTGCGTACTTGTATACAGCAGTCAAAAGAACAAATGAAAAGACCTGCCCAACAAGAGTTATTAAAGAGTTCGTTAAAGATATTAAATAATGATAAAGCTCTTAGAGAATCAGAGAAACTCACTGTCTATAAAGCTCTTAATTTATCTTTGACATACCATGACCCTACAAGTTTGAGAGTTCAAGATAAATTTTACGGTATGATGAAACAAAAAGGGTATAATGCTATACTGGATTACAATGATAAAGTATATTCGAGCTATAAAGCAAAACAACCGGTAATAGTATTCGACGTGCCATCAGTTAGAGCAACTGCGGTCTTAGAGCCATCCCCAAAGACAATTTCAAAATTGTATACCAAGTATAATAGGGAAAGACTGCAGAGAGAGATACCATCAACAACAGCATCTATCGTAACGTCGAGACTAAATACTTCGATGAATAACGCCGTGGCTATGCTTGATAGAATTACGGAGAAATATTTGGATGTATAGAAGTATGTATGAATATTTACAACACCATGGTATAAAAGGTCAGCATTGGGGCATCAGAAGATTTCAAGAAGAAGATGGGTCTTTAACATCTGCCGGAAAGAAACGTTATGATGTCGATATTGATACGGCCAAACAAAAACTGGATATTGCAAAACAAAAATCAAAAAATGCTATGACAGAATATTATAATCGTTCTTCGAAAGACGCTACCGAAAATTATAATAAAAGTCTTAAAGATGTAAAATATGCAAAGAAAAAACTAAAAGAAGAGCTTATAAAAGAAAAATTAAATAATGAAAACAAAATAAGTAAGCGTAGAGAAAAGCTTAAGAATGAATATCTAAGTAAAGGTATGACTGAGCAGAATGCGGCTATATCGGCTTATAAAAGAGAAAGAACAGAAAAAGCGATTAAGGCTGTAGCGGCGGTTGCAATAACTGCGGCGGTTGCATACGGTGCTTATAAATATTACGATAAGAATGTTGATAAAATAATTCGGTCTGATAAAATATTGCATAGAGTTGCTTCTGATAGTACGATGGCGGTAAGAGATGCATTCTATTTTTCTATGAATAACAATGACAATGCAACATATAGGGGAATGTATGGTGCGGCACTCAAAATGAGGACTGGTAATGCTTTTGCTAAAACCTATAAAGTCGATAATGCTATAAAAGTTGCATCTGAAAACTCGGCAGTTAAAGCCTTGAAAGAGTTAACATCAGATGATAATCAATACGCCAACAATCTAAAGTCTCATCTCGAAAGAATACGTTCGTCAATGGGCATAGCAGATTATAATGAGAAACAAATAGCAACCGTGCAGAAAGGAATCGAGAGCCTTACAAAAGGAAAAATAAATTCTGATGTATATAAAGCACTTAATTTTGCATTACCATTTCATCATAACGAAGAAATTAATAAAGCATTTTATGACAAATTAACTTCCAAAGGTTATAATGCAATTGTTGATGTAAATGATAAGTATCTTAGTGGATATAATACAACAAGCCCGATGATAGGATTTAATCTTGGTAGCAGTATAAAATCTCACGGTTTGAGTGCATTAACTCTTGAAGAAATGAAGAGTGATTATAAGAAATATGAGTCTATAAACGCTGCTAGGCAGATGACCAATTCTATAATTAAAACTGCGGTCGTTACTGCCGCAGTAGCTACAGTTGGAAAACTTGCAGCCAATAAAATAATGTCATATAAAGACAGTAAGGAGCAAACAAAGGTTGTAGAGCAGTATAAAAGAGAGCATCCAGAAACAAAACTTTCTGATTCAGAAATTTTAAATGCTTACTATAATTATTAGATGGTATAAAAATGAATAAAAAAATATATGGTATAGTAACTAAGATACCGTTTGTAGAAATGCTATTGAGGTTACATGGAAATGCTAGAGTTCGAATGAGCAGTCAGTTGATGTGTGATGATGATATAATGAAATCTATAAATGAGTATGTGCAATCGCATCCCGATGAAGTGGTAACTGATAATATACTAGCTAGAATATTAAAGGAGAAATAATTCAAAATGGAGATGTCAATAGGTTCCAGACTGAAACAAGCTTGGAATGCATTTTTAAACAGAGACCCAACAAATGGATGGAACTTTGGAAGAGGAGATACATATAGACCGGATAGACCGAGATTATCTAGAGGAAACGAAAAATCTATAATAACGTCTGTTTATAATCGTATTGCGGTTGACGCATCGAACATCGATATCAACCATGTAAGGTTAGACGATAATAATAGATATATTTCAACCATAGATTCTGGATTAAACGAATGCCTTACGCTTTCGGCGAATATCGACCAGACAGGAAGAGCGCTTATACAAGATGCTGTTATGAGTATGATGGATGAGGGGTGTGTGGCAATAGTACCGGTAGATACTACAGTCAACCCATGGTCGTCAGGTTCTTTTGACATAAACTCTTTAAGAACTGGTCAGATATTAGAGTGGCATCCAACGACAATCAAAGTTAGGGTTTATAATGAAAGAACGGGTAACAAAGAGGATATTTTTGTACCTAAGGCTACAACAGCTATAATAGAGAATCCGTTCTATTCTATAATGAATGAACCAAATTCCACACTTCAAAGGCTGATTAGAAAACTTAATCTTTTAGATAGTATAGATGAACAAAGTGGGTCCGGTAAGATGGATTTGATTATCCAGTTACCATACATAATAAAAACAGATGCGAGAAAAGCTCAGGCAGAGGCTAGAAGAAAAGACATAGAAGAGCAACTTATGAGCTCGAAGTACGGTATAGCGTATACTGACGGTACTGAGAGGATTACACAGTTGAATCGTCCGATTGAAAACAATTTAATGAAGCAGATTGAATATTTAACGAGTATGCTATATAGCCAGTTAGGTATCACTCAGACTATCATGGATGGTACAGCAGACGAAAAGACAATGCTCAACTATAATAATAGAACTATCGAGCCGATAATGACAGCTATCGCTGAAGAGATGAAACGAAAATTTCTCACTAAGACTGCAAGAACACAAAAGCAGTCTATATTATTGTTTAAAGACCCATTCAGACTTGTATCAGTTAGTGAAATTTCTGAAATGGCTGACAAGTTTACAAGAAATGAGATACTATCGTCAAATGAAATCAGACAAATAATAGGTATGAAGCCTAGTGCGGACCCTAAGGCTGATGAGTTGAATAACGCTAACATTAATAAAGGTATGACAGATATGTCATCACCGGTTGCTAATCAAAATGAAGAGGCAGATTATGACTCATTATTTAATGACTTTATCACAAATCTCGAAGGACAGATAGGTTCTATCCTCGGCGATGACGAAGATGCAGATGATGGAGCTGATACAGAAGAGGAGGATGATGAGGACGATATTTGATGATTTGTTAATGCATTACGCCTCGGAATATTACGACCCTGTAAAAGCTCACGAATATTATGAGCGAACAAAACATTTGAAAGGTCGTAGGTCAGCGAGCAAATTAAGTAGCGAAGGTAGAGAAATTTGGAACTATACAAAGAGCCAGATATCAGATGCCAAAAAAGAGCAACTTAAGGATGCTCAAGAAGCGTACAAAGAGCAAATAGAATCTGCTAGAGAAAAGTCTAAGGAGTCTTTAAGTAGGATTAGTGAAATGCTTAAACGTTTTAGAGAGTCGATGTCGAGCGACACAAAAAATGACAGAAAACGAATAAGCAACAGAATGAACGCTAAGATAAAAGCAATACAAGACCAGCAAATTCCTGAAGGTATAAGTAAGGAAGAAAAAGCAAAACTGATGGCGGAAAGAAAAAAGAAAATAGCCGAAATCAGAGGTGACGCTGGTGAAGAAAGAGAAGGCGCTAGCGAGGATTATAAAGAGGCTATAGCTAGTAGCAATGAGGACTCTAGTAAGAAAAGGAAAGCTGTAAAGGAAGAGTTAAAGACTGCGATTAGTGCTGCAAAAGAAGCTTATAAACAAGCTAAGAAAGATATATCTCAATCTTATGAGGACATATATCAAGCAGAATACGATAAAATTAAAGCAGAGAATCCGTATGTAGCTAAGACTAAGAAAGGCGCTAAAGGAAAATCTTCCAAAGGCAAAAGAGGAAGAAAAAAGAAAGCGAACAAATAAGGAGGTAAATCAAAATGGGTTACGATTTTTGTGGCTGGGCTACAAGAAATAATATCCAATGCTCTGATGGTCGAATAATAAGAAAAGACGCATTCAAGGGCAATGACGGACAGAAAGTACCTCTTGTCTGGAACCATCAGCATAATGACCCTACAAATATTTTAGGGCATGCTGTACTGGAAAATAGAAACGAGGGCGTATACGCATATTGTACTTTTAACAATACAGATGCGGCAAGAGATGCAAAATCTTTAGTCGAGCATGGTGATATTTCGTCATTGAGTATATATGCTAATAAACTAAAGCAAAACGGCCCAAATGTTATGCATGGACAGATAAGGGAAGTCAGTTTGGTGTTAGCAGGAGCAAACCCTGAAGCATATATAGAGAACATTATGTCTCATGGTGAAGATTCAGATGATGAAGCTATTATGTATTTTGGAGAAGACATAGAGTTACAGCACTCTGATGATACAAAAGAAGAAACAAATTTAAAAAAGGATGGTGAAAAAATGGCAGGCACAAACAATTCAACAAAAGATGATAGAACTATAGGCGATGTATTTGAAACATTAAATGAGGACCAGAAGACTGCGGTATACGCTATAATAGGTCAGATACTTGAAGATAATGGGTTAACCGGGGAGGACAATGGAAAAATGAAGCATAATGTATTTGAAGGCGATGCATACAACGGTAATGACACACTTAGCCATAGCGATATGCAGGCTATAATTTCTGATGCAAAGAGATACGGCAGCATGAAGGATGCAGTTCTTGCACACGGAATAGAACACATTGATTACTTATTCCCGGATGCGGCAAATGTTGAAAATATGCCAAGTTTTATCCAGAGAGATATGACTTGGGTAGGAGAGGTTATGGATGCGGTTCACCATACTCCTTTCAGCAGAATTAAGTCAACTTTTGCTAACATCACAGAAGATGATGCAAGAGCAAAGGGTTATATAAAGGGGAAGAAGAAGAAAGATGAGGTGTTCTCACTTCTTAAGAGAACTACCAGCCCAACAACAATATACAAGAAGCAGAAGCTTGATAGAGACGATGTTATTGATATTACAGATTTCGATGTCGTTGCTTGGCTTAAGTCAGAGATGAGAATGATGCTGGATGAGGAAATTGCCAGAGCTATTCTTGTTGGTGACGGAAGACTATCATCATCAGATGACAAGATTAATGAGCAGAACATCAGACCTATCTATACAGATGACAGCTTATATACCATAAGAGAGCAGATTAAGTTCTCCGCAACCGCAACAGCAGATGAGAAGGCAAAGACGTTCATTCGTCAGTCTATTAAGGCTAGAAAAGAGTACAAGGGCTCAGGTTCTCCGATATTGTATACTACAGAGGATGTTCTTACTGATTGTCTTCTTCTTGAGGATACTACAGGCAGAATAATTTATGACACTGTAGAAAAGTTGGCTACTGCTCTTAGAGTAAAGAAGATTGTTACAGTTCCAGTTATGGAAGGATACAAGAAAACAGGAGAAGACAGCAAAGAATACTCACTTATGGGTATTATTGTAAACTTGGCAGACTACAATGTAGGTGCTGATAAGGGTGGAGCTGTAAATATGTTTGATGACTTCGACATCGACTATAACGCTCAGAAGTACCTCATCGAGACAAGATGCTCAGGAGCACTTATCAAGCCATATTCTGCAATTGTTATCGAGTCAGCAACAGAATAATGTATGAAATATTATGGTCAAATAGGTTTCGCGGATACTGTGGAAACAGTCCCGGGTGTTTGGTCAAATCAGATATTTGAGAGGAATTATTATGGCGATTTGGTTAGAAATACCAGACGCCTTTCCTCTTCAGATAAAGTAAATGATGATATAAATATTTCAAATGAGTTTTCTATTTTGGCGGACCCATATGCGAATGAAAATTTCTTTAAAATGAAATACATAACCTATATGGGTTCAAAATGGAAAATAACCGATGTAAGAGTTGAATTTCCAAGACTAATTCTAACTGTTGGAGGTTTATACAATGAATAGTAGATTAGAATTACATGAGGTTTTGTGCTCTGTTCTTGGAAGTAGAAATGTTTATTTTCAACCTCCGGCAAGCATCAAAATGAAGTATCCTGCAATAGTATACAAGAGAGATACCATAGTGAATTCTCAGGCAAATAATGAAGTATATAAGCAGGCAAACAAGTATCAATTAATTGTTATAGACCAGAATCCGGATAGCGAAATAGTTCAAAAAATTTCAAAGCTATCGAGAATCAGATATGACAGACATTATGTAAGTGATGGTTTAAATCACGATGTATTTACGATTTTTTATTAAGAAAGGAATAAATTATGGCAGTATTAATGTGGGACCAAGAAGGTAAAAGATTATACGAAACCGGCGTTGAGAAGTGCGCCTTATATCCTAGAGACGAGCATGGGGCATATCCTAAAGGTGTTGCATGGAATGGTATTACGACCGTAACCGAGTCTCCATCAGGTGCAGAAGCAACACCTATATATGCAGATAATAACAAATATTTAAACTTATTTTCAACTGAGGAACTTGGACTGACAATAGAGGCTTATACATATCCTGATGAGTTTGCGGAGTGTGATGGTTCTGCATCTGTAGTAGAAGGAGTATATGCAGGACAGCAGAGAAGAACTTCTTTTGGTTTAGCATATAAGACACTTCTTGGAAACGATGTTGCAGGAACCGACCATGGTTATAGACTGCATTTGGTTTATGGTTGT